TTCCCATGTAGTTCTAGTAAATAAAGAACTAGCATTAGTAGACCATATAGAAGTCTCTTGAGTTGAGTCTAAATAGTTATATACGACACATCTATTATTTACATTTGATGTAGACGTTGGATAGAACCAGGTAATCTCACCAAACAAATTATTAATCCCTGCATAAACTAATTGGTTAGAGGTTGTATTTAGATCCTCATAAACATAATCTTCTACTAAACATTGCATAGACTGCAGTTGTCCAGTGTATCTAAAGAAACCATTATCAGACATCCAGTAAGCCGTACCATCAACTTCAACAGCTGCATTCATTCCTAACAATCCACAGTTAGTTCCAACTTGCTCGAAGGCAAATGTAAATGGTGTCCCTACAAATCTCATAGTAAACATAGCTGAGTTTGTCCAAACATAAAGAGCATTTCTTCCAAGTTTAGCACCGATGATCCGTGATCCGTCAGCCAATCTTTGTGAACCCGCACTGTTGATTGCTGTTGGAGTGTAATCATTTATATTCTCTTGAGAAGAGAATCTTATAAACATATCGTCTTGTGATGCTTTATCTCCAATTGTAGTTTCTGTTCCAAAGAACACTAAGTGTCTATCCGGTGTTGATACTAACATGTCCCTTGACGCTGTTGGTGCACCACTAATAATTGTTGCCCTATTGTCTGTTGCATTAACTGCATTTGAATCCCATTCAAAACATTCTCCATTATGAATTAAGGCTATGGCAGTTCCGCCTAAATTGTCCAAGGACCATAGTCCAGGGTCTATGACTGAGTCGGTGTTAGCTGCTGGAGATCCCCAACCTGTGTAAGATGAACTGTTTGTAACTGTTGCACTCGTTAAATGAGAAGCAATTGTTGTACCTCTAACACCTCTAGTAATACCCGTAAGTATTAAACCTAAAACTCCAGTATAAGATATTTCTTCTGTTCCTACTTGAATATAGTTAGTACCTGATGTAGGCAATCCAGTTACACTATTTAAAGTAATCTGTGTAGCTGATGCGTTGTTTCCATTAGTGTCAGCTGCAAGCGCTCCATCTAAAGTAAAAGTTAAAGCTCCTGGCTTTATTCCTCCGAATTGAGATATACCCCAACCATAAGCTCCCAATTGTTCTGCTGGACCTACGTGATAGTATTGAAAATATTTTACTCCTCCCGAAGCAGTGCCCCCGGCTCCTGTTTCTACACTCGCCATCGTAATAGTAATGGTTGTAGTTGTAGGTATTGACGTAACCATATATTTTTTTCCATCAAAATCTGCAGCTACATAATTTGAATTTGTAATAGTAGTAAAATCACTAAATAGAATAATATCTCCTGCAGCTAAAGTGTTAACTCCAACTGTAATCGTTACTGACGCTGAACCATTTGTAGTAGTAAAAGCACCTGTTAAAGTAGTACCTGATGGATTAACTAAAGGATGAATATCATAAAAGATACCTCCCGTATAAGCATATAAAATTCTGTTAGTTCCAATGATTGAATAATTAATAGAAGCATTACTAACCATATGATGTTGTGCTCTTGCAGCACCAGTTAGTTTACTTGTACCTAATTGAGACCAGCCTCCTAATTTTTCTGGAGTACCATATCTAAAACGTACGTTCTCTCCACCTGTCCACCTATTTTCAGCGCCGGTTGAAGTTACTTGTTTGTTGAATCCTGGTACGAAACCTATTTTTTGTAGCATATATTTTTCCTTATATCAAAATATACCAGTTTACTGTTTATATCAAGATTTCTTATCTAGCACAAGCTGGTACACCCGTTGACGTAACGAATGTATTTTCAGTATCAATTCCGGGTTGAAAATTTAATTGAGTTAATGGCATAATATAACAAATATATAGTAATAAATACTATATTACTATATCTTTTTGTTAAAAGAAATTGATATTTATTGATATTCTAAATTCTTCGTCTGTACAAGTAGTTCCTGTATGTTCTGTTTCTCCATCAAATATAACTACTTTGTTTTCTTCACTTTTTATTATATTTCCATCCTTTAATTTAGTGTATCCATTATTAGAATTTACATAAAACACTGAAGTTTTACTACCTTTAAAAGGAGGAGTATAATCCGTATGAAAACCATGTTCTATAATTTTATTTGTTTTAAATAACAAATTTAATTTAACTCTTAATAATGCTCTAATTTCTAATTTATTTAATAAAGGCAATAGCATATTAAAACTATGCTCATTACATATTCTATGGTTATCGTAAACAACTGAACAAAGTTGATGATAACCACAGTCTTTATTTAAAAACAAAACTTTATTCAAACCCCAACTTATTTCAGGACTTAAAATATATTTTTTAAGACTTTTAAAATTTACGTTTTCTACAAAATTAGGTATAATATTTATTTTATCCATAAAGAATTATATAAAACAAATAATTATCTGGCGGTTGCTGGGATTGAGCCAGTAGTAGTTGAAGTTACAAAAGGGTTTTCAGCAAATGCCATAAAGATGTATGATGAACCAGAACCATTTACTTCCCCATTAGTGCTTCTAGTTTTAAAACCATTTGAAAGTAAATCTATTCTTTCAGGAGTTTGGTCTGCTAAAGTAGAATTTGGTATTAATTGATAATTAGACGCATTATAACCTAATCTTTTATTATCCATCAAAATCCAATTATCAGTTCCACTTGTTATTTTACACATAACAAATGCAGGTTTAAATCCTGTATAAACAAATGTTCCATCAGCATTTCCATTTCCTGTGTATAAGCCAAATTTTGAGTAGCCTTGTTTCTCTGCGAAGCAGTAGGCTATATAAGTTTGACTACTTCCATTTGATCCCACACTTGTTCCAACATTAAATACAGAAGATGTAAAAGCTGAACCTTGAAAAACAACATTACCAGCACCAGAAACAGCACCTGTACTATTTAAAGTCATAAATCTTGTATAATCTCCTAGTGAAGCACTTAATGGTTGATGGCTCATTAACCAATTATTTGTTCCATTCCGTTCTTTAAGTAAAACTACTTGTGGTGCTGAACCTAATCCATGACCAATAGTAGCATTAGAACCTGTACCTGTATAACTCACAATAGAAAATCCACTTGTAGTATTAGCTGAAACTGTTGATGTAATTGAACCATCAGTATTAGAAGAACCTGCACCATTTGCTTTCCATAGCCAAGTACAAGGTGTTCCTGAACTTGTATCTAATTGAGCAGAAGTACCATAAGTAAATCCATTTGAAGTAAAAGCAGTAAAATCATTACTTGCACCTGATGTAACTTCTGCATTATTATCATTGCTATGTAAAATTTTATTAACACCTCTTATAGCATCCATTAACCCATGGTCACCAACTATAGTTCTATTTTTAAACCATAGAAAATCTGGTTGAAAACCAACATCTGAAACTGAACCTGAACCTGATGCAGAGTAAGTTCTTGTGTCAAAGTATTCTGTTGGTTTATCTATAATAGCCATTATGAATTTTCCGTTGATAAGTTTTTAGTACATAGTGCAAGAAAACCTGATGGGGGCGCATATTCAAAATTACCATAACCATTACCATCTGCGTTGCCTGATGAAATTGCAAAAAGTGGATTACCAAAATTATATTCCATAGTACCAGGATTACTAGCACCACTATCTCTCATACATTGTGCAGGTACATAAAGAGCTCCAGCTGTTAAATTTGTATAAGCAGCTGTTGCAGCACCATAAGCTTGATCCGCACCTCCACTTCCGTTTGACCATTGACCATTTCTACCAAATGTAATTTTTGTATTATCTAAATCTAAAGCTATCATACAAATATCATTGGCACTAAAGCCTCCCATATAAGCTGATTGTGCACCATCTCCTACTTTATTACCATTTGACATCTGAACTCCTTTACCTCCATAAGTTGTAGCATATAATCCCCCTGAATTATCAATATTTGAAAATTGTGCTAAATCAGATTTTGCAACACCTACTTGATCTATTTCAGAGTTATCTACTGCCTTAACTTCCCAATACCATTTTCCAGATGAGGGGGCTATAGTGCCTGTAATAAAAGTATAATTAACAGATTGTCTACCTCCTACTAACTTAAGATTACCTTCACTTATTACTGTATTTGTTAATGTTGAGTTTATACTATTTAAAGTAGCAAAATTATTACTAGGTGTATCTAAAGATTGAGAAGTGTTGCTTATATCAGAAGCATCATTACTGTTGCCCGATACATCATTTCCTAAAGCATCACTATCTTCAAAATTATAGTAATACCCTGTCGTTCCAAAAGTTAAAGTATCTTCTAATCCTGTTTTAGGAACCCAAATTCCAGTGTCAGAATCATACTCTGCAAAATCCGTTGGAGCTAAAACTTGTCCATCACATTTAATTACTTCTGAAAAATACATATCTGTTAAACTACCTACTCCATCATTTGTAACGTCATTATATCCAAAAATATTTTTATAACCGCTTGTATTAAAATGAATATTAGCTGCTGATCCTAAACCTCCACCTGTTGCAAATGTAAGAACAATTCTTTGGTTATTTACCCATATTTTTAATCTATCTGCAGCTGTACCATCATTTGTGTTAATAGCTGCCACTATATGATACCAGGCACTTGGATCTCTTAGTTTATTATCATTTGTTGAACTAAAATCGCAATCAGGGTCTCTAAAAGTTCCACCCATTTCTTCAGATGATGCTATATTTATATAAAATCTATTACTACCAGATGCATCTGGAGCCATAAAAATAGGAACAGATTGAGAAATATCTCCTTGATATTTAATCCAAGCAGATAGAGTTGCTTGGGTGCTACTTCCACTTGCAGAGTTAGTTCTTTGAAATCTTGCACTATCACTCACACCCATAAAATTCAATGCATTGGGTACTGTTAATTCATCCTCAGATAAAGTATTAGCAGGTAATATTATATTTGTCATATTATACTAATTTAGGCCATTCCCCTAAGGACCTTGTATAATTAGGATTTAACTCTGTTCCTGTGTTTACATATTCATATAAAGCTTTTAATGCATCAACATCTACTGCATTATCAATTGTAGTTTCAATTTCATTTGATTTAGTTCTAACACTTGCTCTAAATGTTGTAATATCAGTTGGTACAGAATAATCTGCAACTTCACTTGCTTTAACTACATACCAGTCAGTTGGTGTTAATAAACCACTTGCTTGTTGTTTTATAATTCTTTTCTTTTCAGTTTTTAATCCTTCAATTTTTACATCACCAACTTCTTTGTCAATAACCTTTTCATCATCTATATCCTCTTGTGTAACCAAAACATCATTTAAATTTTTAGCTGTTGCAGTTCCATAAGTTGCAGTTACAGTATCATTAGCAAAAACAAAAGATTGATTAGTATTAATATAATATTTATCATCTTTTTTATTACTATTATCGAATACTACTTCGTGAATACCAATAGCTTCTTTTTCTTCAACAGACCATTTCGTAAAAATATCTGAAGGGTATTGGTTGTCTCCTAAAGTAAATCCTTTTGGATAAGCAAAGTATTTTGTAATTGTTCCGTCTGTTACTAATGCGTACATAATATTCCTATGATAAAGTTAATGCTAAATTTCTTCCAACCTCTAACCACTTTGCTCCATTGTATCTAAATGTAAACAAGTCGCCAAGATTAGCTGTTGCTGTTAATGTCGGTGCAGTATCTGCTGCAAATTCGTATGCAGCATTCCATGAAATAGTTCTGCCACCAGTTCCATCTTGAATAGC